TGCATATCTCTCGATTTGTAATTTTTCTAATGGATTTGTGGTTCCTATGCCAACATTAGAGAGAGTGTGGATTCCTATTCCTGTAGATGTCCAATATGATTCTCCCCCTCCTCCTCCTCCTCCTCCAGTGGCACTAATAGTTACTTGTCCTGTAGAACCACTAAGAATTATATTTGAACCCGCAACTAGTGAAGTTACCACTCCTGATAAATTTACTCCAGAACCACTAAAAGTCGTTGCAGTTAAAATACCGACAATTTTGGTATCACCTATTACTGTAAGTTTTGATGTTGGATTTATTGTCCCTATACCTACCTTAGAAATTCCATTTATGTAAATGTCACTAGTGTATCTTGCCTTTCCTGTTTGATCTACACTAACTATTTGTCCAGGAAGACCAGTAGTTGTTCCTAATCCAACAGATCCCTCTGCATAAAGTGCAGTTCTTGATTTTAAATGCCAGGCATCAACCCATCCAGGATTGAGAGATGTATTATCATTAATTCCACCAATAGTAACTGTAGGATAACCACCAGAAGTATCACCAATTCTTAACCAACCTCTTTCATTATTTGATGAATCTTGAATCTTTACAGTTCCACTAACTTGAAATTTTGCTGAAGGATTTGTAATTCCAATACCAACACTTGAAGTAGTATTAATTCCAGAACCAGTTATTGCCCATGGGTTGATAAGACCAGGGATATTATAAAGACCAGATGCATCTCCAATAAATTTAAAAGCAGTTATTATTCCTGTAGTGTTTATGTTTGCAGTTGATGTTAATGCTGAAGAAATTCCAGAACTTGCAGAATATATTGCGTATGCAGATAAACCAGAATTATTGGAATATGATGAGATACCAGAAAGAGCAGCATATGAAGAAATACCAGCAGAAGAAGCATAAGTTGCCACTCCTGCTGTTGTTGCATATCCCGAAGCATTCAAATTTTGAAGTTGTTCTACGTCAACAGCAATAGAATTAATTACTAATCTCTGTTGTTCAAAAGTTGAATTAATACCTACATTTCTAGCCATAATTCCTTTTAGTCTATTGATAAAAAATTATAAAGAAAAAATAAGGGGATTACATTTGCAATCCCCACATGATAAATATATTCTTTTTTTGAAAAATCAGTCGAGGCTGATGTTTAGAGTAACCTTAATTTGGTCTCCGTTGTTCTGAATGTTGTATGGACCGTTTGTAAATCTTTCAGCAAACATGATGCTACTGTAAAGAGTTGCACTTCCAACTCCAGCAAGTGCGGGAGATGTTCTGAAAACGTTTGTTCCTACAGTCTCAAAAATTGTATATGTTGAAGATGAAGTTGTAGTGTTTGCTGTTCCTGCTGCAATGTAAATTACATCTCCACGGACTAATCCGTGGTTTAAAGCGGTTACTTCACTGAAATTGAAATAGACAGTAGCACCAGTAGCAGCCTGAATGTTGTTTACTAGGTTATTGCTTAAGTAAACAATTCTCTGACTTTCATCAAAACCAGTTACTAAAGTATTTGATGGGATTGCATTAACTTCCCCAACAACGTTTCCGTGAGTAACTGCCATACCCACAGTAATGTTTTCTCCAACATTTTCTGTAAAGGTAACAATTCCAGTAACTGTGGTTGTGTTTCCTTTATCTAGTACAATAGTATTAGTACCAGCAACACCTACAACTCTTGCGTTTGCTGCAACTCCAGTTCCAACAACTCTCTGATTTGTTGTGATGCCAGTTGGATTGTCAACTGTTACTATGAACTGTCCAGTTGAACCAACTCCAGTTGGACTATATTTTTTATCAAACAGGGTTACGTAGTTTCTACCAATAGTTCCTGTTGTCTGAGTTTTCGCAACTGCTACTGCGGTTGAAACTGATGCAGCATCTTGAACACCATGAATTTCAACAGGCATATTATTTGCTCTTACCAAATAATAACCATACTGATTATTAGCAGCAGAACTAAATGTAAATGTTTGCTCTGGATATGATGCAGTGGTTGTTCCTCTACCAAATTCTAATGATTGGTTTAAGAATGTACCAGTGTTTGGAACGGTTAGGACGATTGTGTTTCCATCAATAGCAGCAACTGTAGCACGGTTGCCAACACCACCACCAGAAACGTAATGACCAACTGCGATGTTTGTGGTTGATGATACGGTGATTGTATACTGGTTTACAGTTCCAGAACCATTTGTAGTAACAATTGGAGTAGTAATTGTTCTAACATTCCATGAGTTTCCATTGAGCAAAATACCAAATTGCTCTGAATAATCTTGGTCAAATCTATTATTGATTACTCTTGGATATCCGTTAGATGGATCAGTTCCGTAACCAACGTTACCAGAAGCATTAAATGGTTCATAATATTTAATTTGATCAGGAACATCAGATTCCGCTGGGGTTGTGTCACTTGAATATAGCTTAAGAATTAAATTTCTTGGGATTTCGTGATTGCTATTTACAAGGTATCTTAGGGATTGAAGTTCGCCACAATCTGGTACTAATAGTGCCATTGATAATGTCTCCTAACTCGTTTATGAATTAACGTTATATTCTTATTTATATATTGTTAAAAATTAAATTTTTAACTTCAAAAATACTGAGCATCTCTGTATTCCAACACAACTCAGCACTTGAAATCTCAATACATCACCAAGTTCTAGTGATTTTGTCCATGTCGTAAGATTATCATCTTTATTCTTGTTTTGATTATTTAGTATAGGATACTCGTTTCCTACAATAGAACTAAAATTATTTGGAAAATTAGTATAAGATGATTTTTCAATATTAAATGCTATTGTTCCTGTTGTTTCTGATAATATTGTCCACGATTCTAATGTTCCCGTAGCATCCAGTGTTAAATATCCCTTATTTCCAGGAGTAATATCTTGAGACCCATTATCAACCATAAAAATAATGGTCCTTGTTAAATCTGCCGTTGTTTGTAGTGCTATTCCAGAAAAATTTGATCCAGATACTGGGGGATTTGTAAAATATAAAGTATTTCCAGATACTTGATAATCAACAATTGGTCTTAAAACTATTCCATTAATTGAAATCACCAACTGCTGCTCATTTGCTGGTCTATATGGTTGACCATTTACTGTTAATAAAAAAGATTTAGTGGACCCATTAAATTGTACTGATATATTATCCAATATTAAATTAGTATATTGGATACTTCTTAGTGGTGCCTCATAATTTACACCAATATTATATTGGTCTTCTGGAACTAAATTAACATTAAAATTGGGAGATGATACTACTACATCGTAGTTGCTCATATACTAACTCCAGGAGTAACTAAAAGACTTCCTTGAACAACTCTTGTATTATAATTTGATGGAGATGTAATTACAACATCATAAACATATCTTCCTCCTTCCATTAATGAGGTTTCTGTTTTTGCCATTGAAACCATTATCTTTCCCTGTGGTCTATCAGGGAAAGAAATAGTAAATGGGTATGTTTTTGATGAATATGGACTCTTTTTGATATAACTTATTGCAGTATAGTTGAATAAGTTCAATCTTGAACCATTTTCATTATAAATCGTGAAGGTACTTTGAAAATCTGTACCTTGTTCTAAAACGAGATTTATAATCTTAGCAGACATTGCAAGAAGTTACTTTTTAGTTATTTATTCTTTCTACCAATAATTTTAGGCAATCTTTTATTTCTTGGATATCTGATTTTATGTTATCCAATTCTTGCTTTTCTTGTAACTTTCTATTCTTTATTTTCATATACTCATTGTATTCGTGTTCATTGCAATTCAAAACTGCATTGGTCTCTTCATCTCTAAAGAGACCATTACTATCTTTTATTGGTATCATAATACTGCGATTGCTCTTAGATCTTTAATTTTTGGTACAACTGATTGATTTCTTCCTGCCATAATAATTTTTATTTGGAACCCATTGAATAATGGTAGGTCTTTGGCAGTATATTCATAACTTCTATATTCTGATTCCGAAGAAGAAGGTAAAACATTGATATCTGGAGTACCATCATTATTTTTTGGATCAATCACATTGCCATTTAAATCTACATTTCTAAAACCAGGGAACAATTCAAATAGTTGTTGGTCATCTGGAGTATCAGATCTCAACAAACGATACATTACTATAATTTCATTTGAAACATCTCTATAAGCATCAAAGTAAACTTTGAGGCTATCTGCACCTTTTTGTAATCTAATTATTTTAGAAATATAAATTGCAGAAGTTGGGTCATCATAAAGACTATTGACTCTAGGATCAGTTACATAATTTGCAACTGGTCTATCAAGTCTATTCATTGTTGTAATAATATTAACTCTATCTAAATCTATAATTGGTGAAACTTTAGTATCACTAGTAGAAAGAGTCATTTCCATAACAAAGGACTTATATCCGAGGTAACTCTGGAGATTTGCAACTTCATTGACCCTTGATGCAATAATTCTTGGATTATCAAAGTAATTATTTGAGTTCAATGATATTGATTCAAATTCTTTAGCACTGAATGGTAGTTCAGTTCCATTTACACTCTTCCCAGTCACTGTTCTGATTTTTGCATCAAGTGATGTTGTTTCTGGAAGAAGTGATTGAATATTTGGTCTTAAACTATCAAATTGTATATTTTGAGATGCCTTTGGTCCAGAAATAGTATTTGCTCCAGGAGCAACAACATTCAAATCATATGTTCCACCTGTCTTTGTTTCACTAAAGAATAATTTTGGTGGACCAAATCTTCTATCTTTTCCTTTCTCGTCAGTTTTTACTTTAACATGATAACTATCAAGAGTGATTGGGTACTTATTGATATCTACATCTGCAAATGAGTGTGTTCGATTTATTCTTCTTAAAGAAATACCATTAAATTCATATTTAAATACTGGAGAACCAGAGAAGTGGTATGGTATAACTGTGACATTAAAAACACCAGGATTGTTAATATCAATTCCTCTAGTTATACCAGTAAGTGTATTTGCAGCAGAGTCATATCCAGTGTATTTGATTATTTCATTACTTACCTTGATATATCCTGGATTATCCGATGATACTCCAATATTTTCAAAACTAGTAAAAATTCCAACGGAAGATACTTGTATACTTCCAGTTGCAGCCTGATTGAAGTCACTTACTAATTTTTGTGGAGGAACATCCGATTCAATTCCATAAAGAGTAACCATATTATTATCAGAATACATTCCATGATTATTATGATTTACTTTGAAATGCAATCCATCAGTTAAGAGTTCAGAGTAATTTACAAGTCCATTTGAAATTGTTGATATTCCATTGCTTGGATTTACATAAGAAATCTCATTAGCAACATTCGATGTATTAATTTCATCTTGAACTCGATCTATAATCAATGAATTGAATGATGAAATGATTCCAACTGAATTTGGGATTGTTAATACCAAGTTTCTACCAAATCCACCAGTTTGACTGCTCGGAACAGTTAATGTATCACCAATAGCATAACCTGTTCCACCAATAGATACTGTTGCTGCAATTGCAACTCCAGATTGGATAGTTAAATTAACTTTAGCACCAGATCCTCTACCTGATAATGTAGTTAATGGGAGGTTATTGTATACTCTATTTTCAGTGTATCCAACTCCAGGATTTGTTATGCTGAGGTTTGAGTTAATTCCTACCGCACCTACAATGCTTGATAACTTTCCAGAGAAATTAGGATAGTTAGATTGTAATATTGTGGTTCCAGGCACTAAATTAGTAACATCATAAGTAGATAATGTTCCTGAAAGACCGACTATAATTTTCTTAGAATATGCAACTATTGGATTTGGTCGTAAAGAAGCAATTTGTCTATTTCCTACACCCAAATCGGGGTTGTAGAATCGGAAGCTTCCAGTGGTTGAAGTGAATTCTGCTCTATGTAGAATGAATTTTAGATCTTCCAACTGAGATGGTTCCCATGTAGCACCATTTTGTGATTTAAATAATGAACCAAGAGTTGGTTGCTGGGAAACGATGATTTTTTCTGCCTCTGGTTTGTTAATTGTTGATACATCAACCTCAGTCATTCTCGAAATCCAAACATTATATGAGTTTGAATTTGAAATTAATACAATAGCATAATCATTGCCACCTTCTAAAAATACTGGAGATGGGAAAGTAAATGTTGTTGAGACAGAAGCATCTTCAGATTTTTGAATTTGATCTGGATTTAAAACCACTTCACCAAATGGAAGAATTTCCTGTGATGGTAAACCAAGATATGATGTTCTTATCTGTAAAGTTATAGGGATATTTGCTTCGTCTTTAGTTCTGAAGAAAATTTCACATTTAGTTATGAATACACCATTGTTATCATTTACTTCAAATGTTTGAGCAAGTGGGTCTACCCATCTTCTCTGAATTACTCTAGTTGATATGACCGATCTATTAGTGAGAGTTGTATTTGCAACAAGTCTATCTTCAGTTTCTGTTAAAGTTCTAGAATCTGTTCTAATATTTCTTTCAATATCAGCATTCCTTACTCTCAAAGTCAAACTTTCTACATTATCTACTGTTCCACTAGAAGTAAAGTTTGCTTCAGCAATACTATCGACGGAACCACCAACAGTCGAATTTGTTGAACTTGTTGTCAATGCTAATGTTTTTGTTCCAGATTCAAATGTTGGATTTGATGGGATAGTTGGATCTGGAATGAATAAAGCACCAATAAATGTTCCAGAAGAATCAGTAACAAGTCTAATGTCTGTTACTGTTGCAATCGCATTACTCAATGCTCCAACTAGTTGCATTGAAGGGGCAACAGATCCAAAGAATCTTGAATCTGCTTGGTTTTCTAAACTAGCAGTATCAACATTTAAGATGGTTGTTGTTGATGAATATGAACCAGATAATGAACTTGTTGGATTATATGGATTTTCCTTATAGAATTCTGTTGGTTGATTATAAGGTCCATATTTGTGATTTTGCTTAGCAAGTCTAAATGTAATTGCACGATTTACCCCAGTAACTGGCATAAATCCAGTTATAGTTTCACCTTCAATAAAGGTTCCGCTGGTCATTCTAACTTCAAGAAGTTTAGGGACCATGAATGTGGTCATATCCCTATTATCAAAGAATGCGTAGAATCTTGTTGATGGTTTTAATCTTCTTGCCAGAATTTCAATATTTCTAGACCTCATTAAGGTTAGGATTGCTCTAGACACAACTCTGTCCCCAAGACTGGTTGTATCAAATCTTTCACTGACTCCAAATTGTATACCTTGTCTAGTTTGTTCTGTTCTTGTTGTTACTGTATTATTTCTAAATTGAGTTAAGGAATCTTGGAAAATATCAGTAGTTGTAATTACATCGCCAGAAGTTACTGTTGTTGAAGATAATAAAGTTGATGGATTTTGTATCTGTGTGATTACAGGACCTTCAACGGTTGAGGTTCCTGTCCAGTTTGTTTCCCATGCATTCCAATTAATTGGAGATAGACCAGTATTGGTATCAACTCCAAGCATTTGAATTGCAGTATTGTAGTTGCCCTCTACATCTTGTGTTCTTTCAGTTCTTCTTGTTTCTATCCAAGTATCTGTAGATGGATTTAATTCAATAGTTCCAACCCAACTTGGAGTATTGAATGGGTTTACATTTTCCGATCTAGTTGCAAATCTGTTTTCTGTATAAACTACATCGGTATAATCTAAGCAAACAATGTCACCGATACGTTTTACATTTTTAGAACCAAGATCATTGGCAAATCTTAAATCCACATTTGGATTTGATGTTGTTCCAATACCAATGATTGCCTCAGACCCAAGTATTAAATCAACAGAAGTTGTATAATGCTGAGGTCTTAAAACACCAAGTGCAGTATCAACACTTGCTTTATAAGATTGATTTGAAATATCTCCACCATAATAAGATTTGAAGTTATCCACAAAAAATCCAGATTTGAATTTATCAAGACCAGTTTGTGGATCCCTGATAGAAAGATTTTTAGTATCTGTTTCCAACAAAGACAGTGAGCTGTAATATTCTACGTTTGATAATCTATTTTCAAGTCTTGAGATATCTTTCATTGTATATCTCTTATGACTAGAAAGAGAAACTCTAACATCTTTCATATCATAAAGATATGGTGGATAGTAGAATGTTGCAATCTCTAGAGCAGAATCTAAATTATTTGGTGCCTTTGGAAAATTTGATGAAACACCATTGTTAATGACGAATGTTCCTTCTTTAGTTAGGAATAATTTATCTATTCTTGGTAGATAATAATTGTAAGAAAGGTTTATTATCCTATCTTTGGTTAAAATATGATTCGATGCGTTTGCATTCAATGAAAATCTTCTGGATGAATATTCAAAAGGAGATTTTGTAGCAGTCAAAACATCAAATTGTGAAACTCTTGGTCTTAAATCGATAATATCAGTGTTTCTATACCCGTCAATAATTGGGACATCTTTACTGTATCTATCCTTATCAAATGAATCCGCAGAAACAAAGTCACCAGGGTCAGAAGAATTAATTGTATAATGGTTGAATATAACTTTTATTTTTTTAGTTGGTGATGAAACTTCTTTTTTTCTAATTATTCTCGAATAATCATAATACTCTGGTCTCTGACCATTATCCAAAATATAATTATCTTTAATATTTTTATCACCAATAGAAACCGCATTAATAGTACCAGAGATATTAGTCTCTGAAGACGTTACTCTTTCACCTAATGAAAATCTATTTTCATTTAAGTAGACAATCTCAATGCTGTTTACTCCATCATTTCCTACATAAGAAGCAACGGCACCACTAGTGCTTCCAATTATTCTCTCACCTTTAATAAAATTATTTAAACTTGAATTTAGAGATGTAAAATAAATTCTAGGTAGTGATGGTTCTGATGTTGCCGAAGATTCATAAATTCCAAGAATATTAACCACATCTGGAACATTTAAAGATATTGTTTTATCTTGAACTCTAAGACCATATGGTTTTCTATATGTAAGTCCATCATTTAATGTGGTTTTCCCAATTCCAGATGAAACTAGTGATGAACCATCAATAACTATGCTTGAGCATCTATTGAATAGTTTTTTCTTTAATTTTGTATTTACTTTTTTGTATGTTACCGTTAGTATTGCTTGACCATTTTGACTTAAATTGACTAAACTAACTGTTCTTCCAGAAACATATACTTTTTGATTATCCAAAGACTCTATGTTTCCATTTAAAACATATGAAAGACTATAATCCTCTTCATCGAATGGTTCTAAATTTAAATCAACATTTGTTTCCAAATTACCATTAAATGAATTGTTAACTACTGTTACAATATACGATTTTCTTATAGAAATATCCGATGAACTTAGATCTAAATTGGAAATATTATTATTTCCAATTTTAGCATACAAAAATGCATTAGAGGTATTTAAAACATCTAATGTTACTTTTTTGAAATCATTAGCAGTAATCACAGCAGAAGGCAATGTTCCATCAGAAACACCAGGAACTGTGTTAGTTGGTATCAGGATTAGTTTTTTCTCTGAAGTATTAATACTTACAACTTCATTATATGTTGGTACAACATTCCCTTGCTTTGTATAAGAAACAATATCCCCAGTTTTTATGCCAACATAAAAATTGTTGGTTGAAGTTGTTACTGTACTGATTCCTGATGTCCCACTAGTAATGGTATATTGGACACCAGATTCTGTTAGGGATATTTTTTTGTTTAAATTGGGTCAGCAGTAAAAGATCCAATTCCAGCAGCAGTGTTTATACCAACAATTTGATGGACATCTGTTAAATTATAATCTCTAACTCTTGTTATGACTCTTCCATCTTCTATACCATCAATGATTAGACCTTCATCTTGCTTGAAAGAACCAGAAACTTGATATAATTTAACTATGTTTGAATTGATTACATCAGAAACAACATATCCACTGGAAGAACTATTTTTACCTTCAATAAATGTAGACTCACTTAAAGTTATTGAAGCACTTAACTCTATGACTGTGTATGTCTGAATGTCATATAGTGAACAATCAAATTCACTTAAAGTATTCGCATATCCAGCATTCCTTAGTTTTAAATCATAAACTCTTGCAACACCAATCTTTTCTCCAGATGAAAGACCAGGAGTTTGTGTTCTCCTAGAATAAAGAGAAATTTGAGATGTAGATCCAAAACCAACAGGAAGAGACCCAAAAACATTATTTACTAAGATTTGTCTACCAACACTAAATGGTATAGATTGATTAACTACTTTTTCTGTTGTTCTTGGTTTTTGGAAATCCACAATAGTGGTATCAATAGTTTCAATATCATATCCTCTTACAACTGCTTTTCCTGGAGAAACTAAGATACAACCTACAGAATCATTTGGAACATTGCCTTGCTTTGTCTGTTGATTCTCTACAAACAAACCATTATTTCCAATTTGATCATTCAAAGATTCTTTTATTGAAATGTTGAATGGTCTTACATAGTAATCACCAGACTCATCATAAGTCCTTCTTGCTAGTTCATCCTTGATTAAATCATAATTAGTAGTTTTAACAAATTTTTGTAGAACACCCCTTTCTACACGCAGCAATTCTACAAAATTCTCATCATTAAAATCACTTAATTCTTTCTTAATTAAAGTTACATCAAATTTTAATCTATCTGCACCAGGTGCAGAAAAGTTAGAAAATCCTTGAGCATTATCAAACAAATCATTATACGAGTTTGATGCTACTGCTAATTCTTCATTAATAAGTAACCCGACTCTATATGAAGGTGAATTTGAGTATTGGTCTAATATTACAGTCTGTGGTTCTACAGTCACAAAGAAACCACGAATAAAATATACACCAGATGCTATTTTTGCTGCAGAACCAATAGCAGTTGAATTTGAAATAATTGAAGTAGCAAAAGAAGATCCGCTTCTGATAGCAGAAATTCCATAAGTTATATCATTAACTGCTAGTAAATTTTCACCATCAATAAATGTATTGGTTGAAAAGTTAGTGTCACTTGAACTTTGGTACTTAATATAAAGAGTATAATTTTTCCTGTCTGAAGTTGAATTTGAAATATAATTTTCTACTTTTGCGGTTACACCACTTGATTCACCCTTAATCAATTTTCCAACTAAACTACTAATATACAAAGATACTGGTATCCCAAGATGTGTTTCATCAATTTGGACACAAGTATAATTTGAATCATAAGAAATTTGTCCAGGAATAACCATTGCACCTTCTTTAAAAAAGTGCTGTCCAAACTTTTCAATCTGATTCTGGAGAATTGTTTGTAATGTTGTTAATTCTCTTGCTTGTATTGGAGTTGCTGGTTTAAATAGAACTCTTTGATAATTTTTCTTTGGATCAAAATCATCAAAGTATGGAGATACATTTAAATTAGTATTCTGAGGCATTTTTCTTTAGAACTCCAATACGATTTTAATATCTTCTTTTTGACTTGCTGATCTTGGAATTGCCTTTCTGTTATCGATATAAATTATATCACCAGATTTTTTGTTATACTCTGCCGATGATATTCCAGCAACAAAATTGCTTCCCAACTGGTATGTCCTACTATTTATTACTGTACTAATACCCGTAAAGTTTCTATCAATTGATAATGCTGGACCAACAATATTGGGACAATCTATTGTATATGAACCACCAGCAATAGCAGATGATGTAAACCCATAGATTTTATATCCAACACCGACTGTTGCAAGACCAACTGGTTGGTAATATTTTAAAACACCAGTTACATTATCCCAGGAAGCAACAAATCCAATTGCTGTCAATCCTGTCCCAATTGTTTGTCTAATTACAGAGTCTACTGGATATGTAGTTTGAGTTGTTAAACCAGAAAGTTTTATGGAATTCAAAGCGCTTACCTGTCCCAAACTTAGTCTTTCTGTATCACTACCAAAAATTGTTGGATTTTTTATAATCCCAATTCTAGCAAAGTCGTTTCCAAGAATAATATCTGGATTTTGTTCATCGGTTAAATATCTGGAATAAACTAATACTCGATGTGCTCCAAGTTCCCTGTAAATATTATATCCATGTCCTCCTTTTGGTGGAATAATGACATCAAATGTTGCAATCCTTCCATCATTCGACAATTCTGATGGAATTCCAGGAGCACCAGGTTGAAATTTGATAATTCCTCTTGTGTATCCAGATCCACCATCTGTAACAAAGACTTCCGATACTTTTCCAAAAGAATCTACTGTTATTGTTGCTTTTCCTCCAACTCCATCACCAAGGATGGGAATATTTGTAAATGATTTTGAAATTGGTTGATAATTTATTCCTCTATCCGTAATTGTAACAATCTCGACTTTACCATTAACGGCATTATTTTTTGTTGCAATTGTTTCACCAACTTCTCCCCAACTTTCTGGAACTGGAATGAATTCGATAGAATCAAATTTTACAATTTCAGATGGTTTAATGGTGAATAGATATTTCCAAATATACCCATCACCACTTGTTCCTGCTGGTCTTGCCTCTAAGTCAATAAATACTGGTTGGTCAAATGATGGTCTTCCCTTTGGGTTTTCTGGATCAGTTCCATTTTGAAGACAAATATAGACTCTAAAATCTTCATTAATTACATAAAAATTTGATTCATATAAACTTGGTTGATTTGTTACTGGAGTTTTCTTATAAATTGAATAATCATGTCTGTACATTTCATATGTTGTTCCAGAAGTCCACTGGACTTTTCTAATCATCCTCCTCACATCATCATTTGTAATTTTTTTCATAGCAATGATGGTTTCTTTGACCTGATTTTCTTCGTCAAATCCGTCCAATGGAGTCAATCCATCACCCCAAATAGCAGATCCACCTGCCTGTGGATTTAGACTATTTGGTTGACCAATAAAGGTATAATAATTATTTGCAGTATTACCAACTGAAACTAGACTTTTCACAAAAGTTTCAGCATTCATCACCCTAAATTGTTCAGTTATGATAGCAGGCATTTTATACAACCGTTTTTTCTTTATTTAGTTCTATTTTAGTCCACGAGTTCTATATACGTCTGGAGCAGTCGATAATCCAATCAATCCATTATTAGTGTTTACAGGGAAATTTCTTGGTTGGAATCTTGTTCTATTTTGGAAATCATAGATTTTACCCCAAGTGTATTTTCCATAAATTCCATTTTCATTGGTGTTAGTATCTACTTGAATCGGAATGTTTCCTGGTCCAGTTGTAAAGTAGCATCTTACCGTAACTATTCCAGAAACAGCAGGTGAAACTGTACCAACTCTATAAACACCATCAAGATAAGAAGTTGCAGTTCCAACTCTTGATGCTGGATAATTGTTCATTCCTCCCATTGAAGTGGTAATTCCAGTTAATGCATGACCAACTGTGGAATTACTATTGTAAATCACAAAATAATCATCCACTTCCAATTGACTATTTGTTACTCCAAATGTATTCAGTGAGGAATAACCAATACCTAAAGTCACATTATCATATTGTTCACTCTTCAGCACAAAATCAATATGGGTAACACCAACACCAACATAAGTAATTACACCAAAATCACCTTTAGATTTGATTGAATATATCTTTTCACTGACTGAATCATTACCTTCAAGAAGAACTGGTGGGGGAGTTGATTGAGAATAACCAAATCCAGGATTTACGACCTGAATTGAAGATACAGCACCAGTTGTTACTGTAGAAACTCCTGTTGCCCTATTGTAAATTGGTTCTGCATACATTGTGGTTCCAGAAGTTCCAACGAGTAAATACCTACCTTCCTCAGCAATAATTGGTCCAATTGGTCTTATTTCTGGAGGCAATGGAGCAGGTATGAATGCGAGATCTTTTACTACATTATTTTGGTTTGTTACCCTTTGTGTCCAATATTGTAAATCCAATGAGAATAATAATTGATTTGTTCCAGTTAAAGCGACATATACCCCATACTCGTATTTTATATTGATTAGGTCATCTGATATATTTGGAATTATTCTTTCCCAACCAGTATTTCCAATTCTAGAGACAAAAATTGTTGCATTTTGACCAACAGCAACAAATTGAGTTCCTGTCCATATAATTTTTTCAAAATTTCTGGTTGTTGGTAAAGAAACGATTCTATCCCAAATATTCCCATCAGTAGAATGAATAATTGTTCCACTATCACCAACTACAACAAATCGTGCATTATTGTTGGCAACACCATTTAGATTGGTAAAGACTGGTGGATTTTTCTTAAAGAATGCGGTAGTTCCTATTCCTACACCAGTAAATAGACCAGTTCCGTCACCAACTGCAACAGCAGTTCTTCTTAATGAAGAATAACTAACATCATTAAATGTATTATAATAACTACTAAAGTTGATGATAGGATTTGGAAGTCCAACAACAACTTGCTCTTCAAGTAACTTTATTTCTGTCCATGCAGATAAAGTGGTATTAATACCAACTGAGGTTACAATCTTTGCGAATTCACCAACAACATAATAACGATTAGATTCTGCAACAGATACAGAGTTGAAGGATATTGTCTGTCCATAACCTATGGATGATTGAGACCATTTTATTCCATTCGTAGATATTGCGACTACTCCACTTGAACCAACAGAAATAATTGGGTTTCCGATTGCAATCTTATTTAAGGTATATGAGGAAGAGATTCCATTATTTGAACCCTTCCAATTATAAATTGGGTCTTTTCTTTGTATAAATGCAGAAGATATTGCAACAATTGGATTCGTTAATGTATTATAACCAGTTCCTGCATATGAAACAGATAGACTCGAAATTGTTGATGCAGAAGAAACAATAGCAGTAGATATTGCTGGTTGAATATCAGTTACATCTACAATGATAATATCTCTTAAGTTCTCACTCAGCAAATCAACTTCACTGAAAAGTGGGAATGCATTATTGACATATATCTTCTCATCTTCAGAGAAAACATTTGTAATTAACTTTGTATTTGGAGTTACTCTTGATTTCAAGTCTGGTCTAGATTTGGAATACAAGACACCATTAATAATTCTATCTACAGTTTGTTTTGCCCATCTCAATGGTCTTTCTTTTGTTACATCGGTGTTTATACCAATGCTATCATAAGTAAATGTATCTAAAGCATCAGAAGATATAATCTTTTTGACAATTCTCTCAAATTGGGGTCTATCACCAGGATCTAAAATGTTTTCACCAATTTGTATAGTATCACCTTCTTTTATTGTTTTTGGTGGGTCAATCTGTTCAACATCCAAGTCAGACCCTCTAAAGAATAGTATAGTACATTTTGAATTCTCTTTTGGTGCTTCAGTGAAAGTAAGTCTAGATCCATTAAATGTGTATGATTTTACTGGTTCCTGTAATACATCATTTATAAGCACAAATAGATTATTTTCAATCTGAACATCTGTGCTAGGGTCAGATTTTAGGCTCAATACTTCTGTTGTTCCACCTTGGGTTATAGTCAGTGTGAATTTTTTCTTTGAACCAGTAAAGTATTTTGATATATCATCAAATTGTATAAATTGACCTGGATAGAAACCACTAAACTTATCTGTTAGTGTTTCTTCTACTGTAATTCTAAACTCACTGAATCCAATTCCAATTGATGGATTTGTTGTTACACCAACAACTTTTAACACATCACCTACCTTATAATATAATCCTGGTTCTTCAATAACAAATTCAATTACATTTCCTTGATTTCCCACAGTAATTGATGCCTTTGCCCCAAATCCATTTCCTGCTGAACCAGAAATATACTCTAAAGGCAAATCACTATAACTTGATGGAATTCCAATTGATACTCTTGGAACTGGTGATGTCGTATATCCAGTTCCTGGATTGACAATAGAAATAGAAGTAATAGTTCCTCCAGTTCCTATTGTTGCAACTAAAGATGCACCAATGCCAACATTTGATAAAATTTGAATTTTTGGGGGTCTTCTATATCCACTACCAAAACCTTTTATAGTTACTGCCGATATTGTTCCCGCAGCAGAAACTGTTACTGTTGCACCAGCTCCAACTAAAGGTTGATAACCATATCCAGTGTTAATACCAGTTCTGACAATTTTTCCTGCACCTGGTGTTCCAGTCAAGAATTTGATTCTATTTCTTGCCGCATTATCAATAACAAAATCAGTATTTGATATCTGAGGAACATTATTGATTAGTACAATTGGATTATTGTTGATATCAATTGAACTTGCTAAAACTGTATTGGTATTTGTATAAATTCCTACAATATCTTGATCATAGTTCTGGAGGAAAAATTCTGTTGAAGAAGCACCAACAAATTTTGTCGATATGTCATCGAAAATGACATTTTTATCATTAGGTGTTCCTGGGTCAAACTTTCTTGTAAATGCTCTTCCAGAAAAACTAGAAGTTACTTTAAGACCTTCGTATCCAGATGGTCCATATGGTGGTGTAGTAAAATGAATTTCATCCTTAGATATATTAAAATCACCTCTAAGGATAGTAACAGCAGCACCAACTGTATGATAACCAACCCTTGAACCCAAATACCCTCTTGTTACATTAAAGGCATTTGTAGAACCTATTCCAATGGTATTAATTTTCAAATACTCAGAATCAATTTGGATTGTATCTAATGATGTGATTGATGAGATTCCTGAAAGATAGATTATGTTTGTAGTGACACCAACTGTTGAAACTAAAGATACAGATAAATTTCTCTTATATAAAGGACTTTGAATGATATTATCTATTGATATAATTGCACTGGCATTTGGATTATTAAATGTGAATGACTGATATCCTGTGCCATAAGAAATTATATCTAATTCATTTGATGTTGATAGTCCAGATACTTTATAATTATCATTATCTATCTTAGAGACATACAGTGTTGATGGTAATTTATCTGTTCCTAAAACTTTCGGAGTCAAATACAAATCATCAGCAGGAGTGACTCCACCAACTAAAGAACCTAATATTTTAATCTTATCAGTTAGAGCATATCCAACACCACCATTTGCAACAGTGATAGAAGATACATCACCAAATGAATTTCTTGATACATTAAATCTAGCATTAGATCCAAATCCAATTATTGTTGAACTTGGGAGATTTGAATATGAACTTCCTGCTTGACCAACAATCCTAGTATTAGCAACAGAAGAAACAGTAAATGACAAATCATTTGTTGGACTTGTTCCATTCATGAAGGTTCCAGAAATTGAAACCGTATCACCAACTGCATATCCTCTTCCACCTTCTCTCAAAACTAAAGATGTTGAAATGGGATATCCAGTAGATGAGTTGTAAACAATGAAGACATTGAATTTTGCTCCAGTTCCAACACCACTTGTAGAGTATGCTGGGAATGGGTCAAAAAATCCGTAGAATCTATTTTGGTTAAGAGAAAGGTCTGGGGTTATTGACGCAGAAGTACCAACAATTGTAGTTGAAATCGCAACATTATAACCATTTTCAAAAATAGAAGTTCCATTTCCACCCTCAACTTGCATAATGATTGAAGATTCTGTAGATGCTACAGACAGATATGGAGCAGTATCTGGACCTTTTCTAACTATTAATGAACTTTCAACATATGAAGTGGTTGCAATTCCAACTCGTGTTCCTAAATCTTCAGTTGTTGGAAAATATCCAGACCCAGAATTTATAATAGCAATTCTTCTAATTGAACCACCAACAATCACTGGATAAAATAAACCCTCAACAAGAGGTGGTTTAGTTCCAAATATTTCTATTTTTGGTGGGTCAGTCGAGGCATAACCCGCACCACTATTCAAGACATCTATGGATGAAACACCATACTCTAAATTAAAGTTAGGTCTTAAAATAGCACCTGAACCTGGAACTTCTCTTGTTGACATATTTTTTTACTTATTATAAACACCACGGGGGAATAATTGTCCTTTTGCTGGTCTTCTTCCTGTAAGATATCCAGGAGTAGATAAGTCTTCATCTCTTAATGAAAGATTTCCAATAGAAATCGTTCCATTTGTTTCTGGAATTACAAATGGTGTCGTTGCGGAATCAAATGTATATTCAACATCTACATTTGTTCCAGAAACTTGAGTCTCTAGTGAAATGAAAGTAAATTCGGGCATTAGATATACCTCGCACAGAATAGAATACCAGTTGTTCTTATTGATTGAACATAAGATCCAGCAATTACTTTATAAACTTCTGATGGACTTACCGTAATTGTGTCATTTTGTTGAATATTTACACCAGGTAAATTGTAAGAAAAATCAATTAAAACAAAATCATCAGGCATATAATAAGGTACAGGAATCAATTGTCCATTTATTGGCACCCCTTTAATTACAGCATTAAAGTCTGCAGTAGATGCTATTTGTCTATTACTATTGGTTCCACCTTTGCCTCTTTCTGGTGCTTGGGATGCACTTCTATAATAGATTCTTTTATGTGTGCTATTTGATGAATAATAACTCTCAGAAGGATTGTATGCAGAACTAGAAACATATACATCATCAACCCAAGTGTTTGTCCAACTAGATGCACCATTCATGGTAGTATACCCAAACTCTGCTGCTCTTTTAGAATGTTGAAAATTACCATCTTGATTTGTGTTTCCTGAAGTATAAGTTCTAAAATTTATGGATGGTCTGAAATTTCCTGTGCCTGATGAACCTGAAATAACATGAGTGAATCCACTTACAAATAATTCATCCAAATCCCATATATTTGATGATTCAAAATTATGTAAAATAAAAGTTCCATATGTATTATCAGAAATTTTTTGACTAGAAAGAGTAGGTGCTTTATATGATAATACAGAGAAAGATGGATCAATACCTGAACGATAGATATTTAAATCTAACTTATACCCAGTATTTGAACCAGTAGATATTTTACTATATCCATTTTGACTGGTAAATCTAAACAACCCATAAACAGACTCAAAACTACTATGATTGTCTCCTGTTGGCCTTCTTGGATTATCAAGCATATCTGTACCAACCCATCTTCTGGAGTATGACATTGCCCCAAAAGTCAAAGAACCAGCAGCATATGGATGGAATCCACTTCCTGCACCTAAAATTAAATTATAATCATCATGAAATAAGAACATTCTATATGTTGTTCCGTATTTTTTTTCTGGATTTATTGTTTGTTTTAATATAGCACCACTATTGTATCCACTTGATGTGAGTTGCTTATAATAAAATGAACTTGTTGTGCCATATCCAATTGGATTTACATCTGCAGTGTCTGCTGGAAGAACAACAATAGTGCCTCCGTTTTGACCAGCATTAGTATTATCTTTAATATAATATGTTCCTGCCTGACCAGGAAGAGGTGACCATGTTAAACTAGAACCATTATGTATATTATATGGTGCATTAAATACAAGAGAGTGCATAGCATATGCATATCCAGGAGTAGTTGTTTTTGAAATTCCTACTGTAAAACCATAATTATTAGTTAATACTAATGTATCTCCTTCCTTAATTGTTATTGTTGTATTTGCTCCACCAACAACGCCATTTCTATCTTGTCCATTTATAATCCAATTAAAACTACCCTCACGAGAAACAATTGTAGATGCATATGATGCACGATTAGTTACAGTTGCTGCTATTGATACTTTAACTTGGAAATCAGCAGCTCCATTTGCTGCACCACCAATATCTGCTGCGGATACTGTTACTATTTCTCCTGCAGTATATCCATATCCTGGTCTATTAACATAAATGTTATCTATTAGTCCATTAGTTCTAAAGACATCTAACGTTAATCCAGTACCAATTTCAGATACTGAAGTTGTAGGAACGTCCTGAAAATCATCATTATTAGTGGTGGTTCCACCAATACCAGGAGCAAATGTTGTAACTCCAACGACAAGACCACTATCAGTCGAGCCATGAAGACCCAACCAATCAAAAGCACTTTCTAGTTGATTGATTAAACTACTGGATGCCCATCCAGGATTTATAGAAATTGTTGTGGTTGTGATTGCCATTTAAACTTATGCCTCCAGTTGAAGAATGGTTAGATCTGCTGTAATGGATTGGGTAGTTCCCGATAAATTTTTAATTGATGCGTAAATTATAATATCTTCAGGATTATCCATATTACCACCCATAACAAATGGAGATATAATTTGTGTGGTAGAAATTCCAGTGGTGATAACCTCAGCAATCACACCACTTCCAGGTAATGGATCAGTACCAACACTTCTATTGGCATCATTTTGCCTTGATGTGCTATCAGTATATAGACGTAACCAACCTGCAGTGGAAAGACCAACGTTCATCAAAGCATATGATTTAAATCCAAAGATATCGGTATTTCCAATGCCATTATTTGCAATGGATGTAGTTATACCAGTAACTACAACTCTTGATTGTAATGAACCACCAGAAGAAGTTACAGTAACAACACCAGCAGAAACTGGTGAGACATCCAAACCTAAACCAAAATTAATTGTTCCTGCAGTACCTACTATTGCATTATCATCCTTAATTTCAATACCAGTTCCTGATGCAATAACACCAAATAAGGCACTTCCATCAATTGCAGGTAGTGCTCCCACCAATGCTCCCGAATTAAGATTAGTTAGATTTGCTCCAGAACCAGAGAATGATGCTGCTGTAATAAAACCAATAGTGTTAATATCAATCGTTGTCGAAACTGCACTAGATATTCCAGCAGTGGCAGCATAACCAGCAGTTCCTGATGACGTAGATACTCCAGCAATTGCTGCATAATTAGAAGTTACAGATGCTGTCGATATTCCAGCAGTTGCTGCATAAGTTGCAATACCAGATACATTTGCATAAGTTGCTAATCCACTTCCAGTAACAGTAGCAATACCAGAAGCAAAAGAAACATTCAGATTAGAACCAAAGTTAATCGTTCCTGCAGTTCCAACTGGAGTTGCATCATCTTGAATTACGACTCCACTACCACTGCCAACGACATTAATTAGTGCAGAACCATCAATTGCAGGTAATGTTCCTGTAAGTTGTCCAGCATTTAGAGTTCCGTAGAATCCAGTAGCAGATACGATACCAGCAATTGTAAGTGCTTCTGTAACTACTGTAGTCTTAATACCAACATTACCAGATGCATTGGCATATAACTTAATGTTACCCTCACCATCAGAAAGAATAACATTATTTGAAGAGGTTCTAATATCTAAACTAGTATTATTTCCATCATAAGAACCTAAGATTACATTATAATTTCCAGTTGTTATTTCCTTTCCTGCCCTATCACCAACAGCAACATTATATTGACCACTAGTTGTGTCGTATAATGTAAATTCACCAATTGCAATATTATGTCCCAATCCAGAATTTAGAGTAAATAATGACTGGTCTCCGATTGAAATATTTCTAGTTGCACCAGAACCCATACTCAAATTACCAATTCTGATATTATCAGTACCAGCAAATTGAATTCTTCCAGAATTTATGGTAGTTACACCAGAAATAGTTACTCCAGTATTAATTAATATATTACCATTAAAATCTGCATTGCCAAATAATGATAATGTTGAAGTTGGATTGGTTGTTCCCAGACCAACTTTTGCAAAAGTGTGAACACCAGCATTGGTTGTAACCCAAGATGAATCTGAGTTTACATCAATAGTAACTCTACCAAATGAAGTTGTTATACTGACATTTGTACCAGCAACAAGAGATGTCACAATACCTGTTAAATTGGCCCCAGACCCATTGAAAGTATTTGCTGTTATACTACCACTTGCTATTATGTTATTAGTTGTTGTGATACCAGAAATCCCAAGGTCACCAGTAATACTTACGCCATTAGAAAGGGTCTGTAATTTTTTGCTGCCATTGTAATATAACAATGAACCTTCACCAGCAACAGCACTAAAAACATTGTTGACTCCATCACCAATTCTAATTGATGATGCAGTATCAATTCTTAAATCAACAGAGTCGTAATAAATTGATGCGTCAACTGCACCACTAGAACCAAGATTTATTCTTAAACCATCGTTTATTTGTACTCCACCACCAGCACCAGTAATACTAAAAAGTCCACTATGCAAATTTAAAGCAGAAATTGGATTTACTGTTCCAATTCCAACTCTAGATGATGTTACAATTCCACTGGCAACTGTTGTCCATTGAGTCGAAACAGCACTTTGTGCAGTGGAATTTATAGTTACATTTCCACCACTTCTATTAATGGATACATTAGAACCAGCAAGAATAGTTGTAACAACCCCAGTTAAATTAACTCCAGAACCATTGTAAGAAGTTGCTGTTACGACCCCAACTGTAATATCTGGAATTGATGAAAAATTACCAGCAAAAAGAGCAACTGTTGCAATTCCTGCATTTGTTGCATAAGAAGATAATGAAGAAAGACCAGAAATGACAGAATACGATGAGATTCCCGCAGTTACTGCAAAAGTTGCAATTCCAGCAGTAGATGCATAACCAGATAATGTAGATATACCAGCAGTTCTTGCAAAACCAATAGAATTAGTTATCGTAGTTCCATTTCCAATGGCATTATAAATTTCATTAAAATTACTATTAATTTTAATAGCACCTTGTAATATGGAATCTCCAGTACCATCATTCGGAGCGGAACCTGTATTTATTCCTAATTTCGCCATTATACACTAGATGTTTATTTTTATTTATCGTTTAATTGGAAGACATCTTTATGATGCTTGAATCAAAACTAACAATAGGACTATCAAAATATGATGAAATGCCAGGATAACTAAATCCAGCATCAACCACAGTATTTACCCTAACGTTAGCAGTACCATCTGCCTTAACAACACTGTAGAAAAGTTTTTGTCCAGATTGGAAATTATTGTTTCTTAACTTAAATTTATTATTGGACAAATCAATCACGGAAGAATCATTTCCTTGGAATTCTCTATAAAATAGTGGTGTACCTCTATTTTTTAATTTGAAGGTGGTTAATCCAACTATTTGTCCACCAGTCGTAGTTGTAAAACCAGTAAATTGACCACTAATATTATCAATAGGGACAACTTTATTTGTTTTGTTTAAAATATATGATTTTAAACTTACACCTGTTGGGAAAAATACTCTCTCTATAGATCCATCTGGGAGAAGTTCATCTTCAGTCACCATACTAAAGTTGTAACGATTATACATCGATTCAACACTGTCTACATTAATTAAAACGTTTAGTGATGAATCGCCAACTCCAACTTTCATATTGTTGGATGCTTTTCCTATAATGTCTAAATCAGAGAACTCTTTGAAACCTGCTGGGTGAACTAATGACCTAATAGGTTCTTTCCAATCTGTGTATGGAATTTGTGATTTAATCGAATAAGAGAATTTTTGATAATAATCGTTATCAGAAATTCTTTGCTGATAATCATTTAAATAACCAATTTTATCGGTAAAATCATTAATTTTATCTCTAGTTACATTAAGAGATGAAATTAAATTAAATTGATTTACATTTTCGACTATTCCATTTAGCAATGACCTAGTTCCAAGTAATCTATTTCCTACTTCCAATTCACCTTTTGAATCAATAAGTCTTAATTGATTTATGTCATTATCCCATCCACTTTCCATGACAACTGCAGAAAATACTGCAAGACCATTAGAATCATATCCAACAACGTTTTCTCCAGAATAGTAACCCAAATCATCAATCAATTTCATTTCAAATTTTGCCATAACATTTTCGTTTATGACATAACCATAATTATTATCTGTAGTATATTCACCTAGATTATTTGATATCCCGTTCATACTATAGGTTATGGTAAAGTTTGTAGTGCTTATACCAGTAATAGTAAAGAATTTATAACTATGATTTGCAGAATTATAGTTATTCTTTTGATTTCCATCGGTTATTCTGCAGTTTTCTACAAAAATTTTATCTCCGACTTTAAATGGGAATACTACTTCTTGATTTCCATATTGATTTGCAATTAATGGGTATATTTGATTGTCACTATTAACAAGCTCCAGTGTAACTTGATTGGTTGATGGATTGTAAACAATATCATCTATATCATAACCATTGGAGTTTCTAGTTGGAATGACAGATAGAGGAGCACTCATATTAGTGACATTCTCTAAAATATCCACGGAAGTAACTGTACCACCCTGTATATTTGCTTTTGATTTAATATTATCATTACCCACTACTTTAAGTACTGGGGCAGTATTATACCCCTTTCCTCCAGTAGTAATACCAATATAATCAACTCTTGATATATTTTTTATTTGGCATACTGTTGGAACACTTAATACAGGTTTTAAAGTTGGATCTGTAGGATAGTCAAATCCATCTTTTACTCTTTCAATGTAATCAATTTTTCCAATAGAATTGGAGAATGCCTTTAAAATTGCATCCTTTCCTGACACTGAAGTTATTGAAGAAATTCTAGGAACTTTTTTGTATCCTTTTCCTCCAAAATTTAATTTTATATTTGATATTGGGCCACTAGTATTTTTGGAATCTGTATCATAAAATATTGTAGTTATACCAGAGTTTGCATTATACTCAAAGTATTCTGGTTTTTGGTTTAAAATAAATTTAAATGAAGTGCTTCCAGTAGAAACTACAGAATAACTTTGGTTATAGATACTTGGATTTAATGATATTTTATTGTATCCAATTACTTCTTTGTCAATTGAAATTTGATACTTTTCAAGAACACTAGGTGATAATGGTATTAAATTATAAAATAAAGTATTTGTGATACTCTTATCTGTTGTGTCTATTCTTAACTTAGCACCAGAAACTCCAGCATCAATTGCATTTCTAGTATATTTGTATGATTCAACCTCAATTAAGATATTGCCATCTTTATATAATTTGAGATCCATTCCACTCAAAGAAGAATCAGATAAATCAAATTCAATAATATTTCCTTTTGTTGATGTTAGTGGTGGATTTACAAGAGCAATTGATTGTACTCCACTTCCTTTAGATGTTAATGGAATATTTACTCCAGACTTTGAACTATCATAATAGTTTGATAATTTGATATAGTCTGGTTTTTGCTTAATTATATAATATGTCTCATTATGCTGTAATCCACCAATTGTTGTATTCCCATCATTATAATATACAATTTTATCTCCAGTAACATAATTATTTTTTGGTAAATATATTTCAGAAGTTTCTGTACTAATTGCTACAGAAGTATTGAAAGATTTAATTTCTGTTGTAATCTTTCTGATGTTTGTATCATATCTAAGTTTAAATGTATCAACCAATCTTGGTAAGAGATTAAACGTAATTTCGTCGGAATTACCTAATCCATGAGTTTCTGTGGTTTCTACATTCAAACTGAAATTTTCTACTTTTCCGACAACTTTTTCATACGTTGTTGATAATGAATGTGCAAGTCCAGTTACAGAGATGTCATCAAAGAAATATAATGAATTTAATGATGAACCAATTCCAGTTGAAGTGGTATAACCAACAGTAGATAAACCAATATAATCTTGACCTTTATTTACAATGTAAATATTCTGGTTATCTTGTAGAGTAAATGCATCTGCCTGAGTGATTGTATTTGAAACAATCATTCCAGTTCCAGCAAATCCAACGTTATACTTTACTAGTTGTCCTGTATAAAAATTGTGATTTTTGATATAGATTGATCTATCAGGAACATTTAGATTTCTTTGGTCTGATAAAGTATAATTTTTTCCTGTCGAGCCAAACCCAACAAAAGTTTTTGGATTAAAATATACAACATCATTTTTCTTTATTGGATATTTTTGGTCAGCAACGGAGAACGTAAACTTTCTTGGTAATAATTTTACTGAATCAATTCCTACTGTATGAACACCAGTATTTTGTAATCTATTTACTATTAACTCGGATTTCTCTGCTGATATATTAGTTACTTTTAATATTTCAGAACCAATAGAAATAAAGTCATCAACTTCAAATCCAGATACATCATTTACTACAATAGAAGTAGTTTCTCCACTAACAACTAAAACTGGAATATTGGTAGATATCCCAACTGTTTTTTGAGAAACAAAAACATCTTTTATTCCTTCAAAATATGAATAATTTGAATTTGAAATTGCAGTTATTGTAATTTTATCTCCAGTTATTAATTGGTGCGGTTCTTGAGTAAAACCAATAACATTGTTTCCATATGTATGAAAACTCACATCTAAAGAAGTTTTTACACCAACAACTATACTTTTTATTGGTTTTCCTTTGATTCTTGATACAACGGCAGATGCTCCAGATCCACTAGTATTACTATTATCAAATACTATATTGTCTCCAACCTTATAACCAGTTCCATCGGAATATATTTGAACCCCATCTATAGATGATGAAAGTGTTTTTGTTATAGTAAATTCTTGTTTATATTTTTTGTCAGTATTACTAATTAAATCATAATTAGAATTTCCAGAATTGATATAGTATGGTCCGATATTTCTAATTAGATTCAAACTTTCCAAATCAATATCTTGATTGAATATTGAAGCATAATTTTCGGGAATTACATAATCCCTGAAATAATTTCCAATCATGTATGGGAATTCTGGTATCGAAATTGCACTATTATCAATAGTTGCAAAATACGCATAAATTCCATCTGGATAATCTGGAGTTTTGCAGAATCTTCCATTATGTTCATCCAAATCACCAATTGCTCTATCATAATAAAAATCTTGAATGAAGAAACCATCAGGTAGGTTTGGTCTAATATTTTTATCTGGTTCTACTTTTTTTGTATAACTAGACCTTATTTTTCTAATTTCAGAACCAACTTGTCCATATGGTCCATAAATTGGATTGCCATCATACGCCCACCCAATGATTGGTGAATGAACATTGTTTAGTGTTTCTCTATTAGAACTATCAAGATGGTCTTTAATAGACTTTCTAAGCAGTCTTGGCGGATAGAAGTTTACTACTTGCAATCCAAGATCTTTATTCTTACTTGGAACAATAAATGCCTGATCTTGTATTTCAAGTAATTTCTTATTTTTTTCTACCTGGTTTATTTTCCATTCAAATACATCACCAATGAATTTTGCATCAGAACCTCTTCTTTTGATTGTAATTGATGTAGTATCTTTATCATATCCAATACCACCATTCGCAATATTTACCGCAACCAATCTGCCATTTTCTATAACAGGTCTTATATCTGCAAAACTTCCTTTTCCATTTACAATAATATCAATTCCTTTATCATAACCAGAACCGTAACTCAAGAATTGAATATCAACTATAGTTCCATTCAAAACTATTGGTTTTAAAAGTGCTTCTGATACAATTGGTTTTACTCTAATATCTGGTCTTCTATGGAAGTTTACTATGTTAGAAACCCCATAACCAACACCACTATTTTCTAAGAAAATACTTTCAATCGAACCCAAAACAATAGGTTCAAATTGTGGTTCAATTACACTTGTTGCTCCTATTCCAGATAGTGTCTCAACGACAAGTCTAATTGGTGGATAAGAAAATGTATGAGTGCCAGTTCCTAGAGAATTGAATCTTATATATCTTTTATTTTCGTAATTAATATCATAAAATTGTGTTCCAATACCAATAGTTGATAATTTAAATTTATTATTATCAACTACTGTGACTACATATTCTGAAGATGTAGATAATCCACTTACAGATGTTCCTGTTGTTGAATATCTTAGAATATCTTTATCTTTGAGACCATGATTTTTAGCAAATACATAGTGATCAAATGTATTAACACCATTGGTTTTTTCATCAAATGCTAATATTGATGGAATCTTAATAATTCTGTTTGAATAACCAGTTCCAGAATTTTTTACACGAATTTCTGTAATAGTATTTTTTGATTTTAGTGTTATGAAAGAATGGAATCCAGAACTAATCCCAACCAAATTTACTTCGTTAGATTTCTTATAAGCATCTTCCAGTCTTTCATATAATCTAATCTGGGTAGGACTTATTACTCCAGCATAATAATTTGAATTTGTTTTTAACGGGAAAATCTCAGCATTAAAATTGGCATTATATGAAATTTCTTCTCCATCATCAAAATTGTGATTTTGTGAAAAAGTTATAGTATTTGTTGTTGGATTTACTCCAGAACCATCACCCTTAAATCCTGCATTAATTTTAGATTTTACTAAATTTGGTTCAACTACTGCTCCAGAACCATTTCCACCAATCAAAGTAATTTTTGGCTTTATTTGATAACCTACACCTGGAGTTACAATTTTTACTTCAGAAAGACCACCAACGATATTAGCATATCCTTTAGCATTTCTTCCCGAAACATCAGTTATTTCTATTTCTGGTGGATTTATAATATCGTAACCTTTACCTGGATTAGTTACTGTTATGCCATCTAATTTACCATAGTAAATATTTTCATCAAATAGAGTTGGTGAATAAATTTCAACACCATTAATTAAAATACCTACTTGTCTATTATTTGTTGTTCTATCCGCAACCTGCTTTAGTGTACTATCACCTTTTACGTAATTGAATTTTTTAAATAATTTTTGATTCTCTACTACTTTATTCTCATAATCTAATTTAACAAAAGAATCAGATACTATATTTCTGTCAAAGTTGACATAAACACTTGAATATAAATCACTTTTACTTAAAGATAGTTTAATTTTTTTACTATCTTTATTGTCACCTATTGTTGTAACATGATAGATTCCAGTTTTTATGCCAGAATTGTTTTGTGGGAAATAATAAATTTTTTCTCCAGTGTAAAAATTATGAACAATGTCAGTTTCTAGAGTATCTGTTTTTCCAACACCAGAAGTTGTTGATGTTTTTACAGTTTGATTTTTTGCATAAAGTGGATAATTCGATATGCCAGATGCTGCAACATAAAATGATTTATATGAATCATCAATATAAGTATTTTGTACTGCAACTGGAAGGGAATTTACCGATGGTGTGTGATTGGTATCACTAGATCCGAGTAAAATTACTTCTTTTAATAATGTCTTTTTAGTTGCATCCAAATTAGATGACAATTCAATTGTATTTTTAGAAATTATATTTACTATTTCTGCATCAATTTCTAAATCGTTTGATATATCAAGATTTACTAATTTAACTTTTTGTTCAATATAAAGTTTGACATTATCATAAAAGGAAACAGTATATATTTTTCCACTAGTATCACCAGATTTGATTATAGATTTAATTTTGTGATTTGTAGATACATTGTACAACCAACTATAAAATTCTGGTTTATCACTTAGTTCTGCACCAAATGAAGACAAAGATATTTTATCATTTACCAATAGATTAGAAGTATTTTGGAAATTTACTTTTCCTATTACATTAATTAATCTAAATTCTATTTTTTGATTATCTTTATCGTAAGTATAAACAAAATTAGTTTCAAAAACTTCATCACCATACTCTAAACCAACAATTAACCCAGTAATCCCTAAGAATTGAGTATTTGTTTTGTCTGTATATGTAAGTTTAACAGTAGTATTAGCAGTATTTTTTCCTTTTACTAGAATAGTTCCTGATTTTGGGAATCCTGCTGTAGAATCAACATAAAGTGTACTTGAAAACCCATTGACTTTCCTTGTAATATTTGTTTTTTTAGTGCTGACAAAATTAGAAATAAAAGAAGTACTATCTAAATAAATCTCATAAAGATTTTTTTCATCTACAGGTCTAAATTCAATTGAGTAAATTGAAGCACTGGTAGAACCAATGTCTCCATTATCTTGAAATAATGATGCTCTATTTGGACCACTAATTAGGAGTGGATCTGATC